TGGATACGTAGATATTGAGTTTGATAAGAAATGGTGGCCTTTAAGTAGTGACTACCCATTAATTAAACACATCGGAGAAGCCATTGGTGCAACTAGCTGGACCAGTTGGGGCAAAGTAGGCGTTCCGTGGTCTGATACAGAAATGATCGGTGGTGGTGGTACATATATGCTAAAAGGTGATTTCGGTCATATTTTGTTAGATGCTAGTAAGAGTTTTAGACCAGATAAAATTATAATGTCACAAATATCTACATCCAAGCGTGGTGGTAGTGTTGGTTCTAAAGTAATGAATGCCATCAAGCAATATGTAGACCAAAAGAATTTGCCATTTACTGTTTATAAAGTTACTAACGTGCCCTTCTTTAAGAAGTTTTCTTGGTTAACGCAAACAGATTCTGGAACATTTGTATATGATCCTACTAAAAATGAATCAATCGATGAAGCATTAAATGAAGGTTACAAGCTACAGTTAGAGCGTGATGCTGATATGATGGTGTTAAACATTACTGACACTGCTACTGGCAAGCGTACAGAAGTGCGTGGCAAGCCTGGATATGAAACTGACGGCTATGATCCAAAAGATAAACTACATCACCTGTTGGATAAGATTGGGCGTAGTGCTAGTGTAAGTGATATGATGAACGGCGATGTTGTAACTATAAATCCTAAGCATCCAACAGGTGCAAGTGCCAAAGCTGCAACAGATACAGCATTCAATGAAGATGTAAACATAGACAACAAAGAAGGTTGGGGCGCCGTTTCTAACAACCAAGAAGTTGACTATTTCGGCATGCGTGTTAAGATGAAACCAAGTGTGTTTTTGAAATTAGCAGAAAGCCGACGTGGCGTTCCAGCAGTTGATAAAGTAATCGATCATATCAAAAATGGTGGTGCAATTGGAGCACCTTTTCTTATTATTAGTTACACACAAGGCAGTCCAGCAGAAATCATTGGGCACGAAGGCCGCAGCAGAATGATTGCTATACAACAAGTATTTGGCGACATCCCTGTCGAAGTACATTTATTTTTTAACAGTGATACTGTTAACCGTGCAAGACATTTAACGCCAGACATTGTTGCTGATATTAACAAAACAATGATGAGCCAAGATGACCAGGAACTTAGTGGTCCATTTTTTACAGAAAGCATCAATGAGAAGATTACAAAGCGTACTCCAATGGGGGATGTTATCGACGATTTCTATCAAAGTGATGCTCCGCAATTCAAAGGTAAAAGCAAAGCAAAGCGTAGACAAATGGCTATTGCTGCAAAATTGTCTAAAATGGATGAAAACTTTGCGGATGGTAAGAAAAAAGGCAAAAGCAGACCAGGGCGTGTAAAACGTGCAGGTGCTAGCTGCGACGGTAGTGTAACAGATTTACGTGCTCGTGCAAAGAAATATTCAGGCGAGCGAGCTAAGATGTACCACTGGTGCGCCAATATGAAGAGCGGGAAAAAGAAATGAAAATTAATGACGTTTTAAATGAATCAACAGAAGCACTAACAGAAGCACAGTTTGACGAAGCAGCAGGCGAAAAAGATGCTTGCTATCACAAAGTTAAAAGTCGTTACAAAGTATGGCCAAGTGCATACGCATCGGGCGCACTAGTAAAGTGCCGCAAAGTAGGCGCTTCAAATTGGGGCAATTCAAAGAAATGATGAAGAATTTTAAAGATATAGTAATACTCTTAATAACAAGTGGTGTGTTGATACTACTTGGTGTTATCATTATCGGTGACTATTGGGTAGCACTAGAAGAAAACAGACCAGTTGATGAGAGTGTGATTACTCTTATGAAAATGAGTGTTACTGGATTAATTGGCGTTATTGGCGGATATATTGGCGGAAAGTAGATAATGCGTATCAGAGACATCATATCAGAGTCTAAAGAGATTCGTACTCAAAAGCGTAACAATGGATTTACTGTTGATTTGTATGACGACGGCAAGCATATCGGACAATATACACATGCACGTGAAGATGATATTGTTCGCAATCAAGCAGAGATTTTTCCTGAGTATCGTAACAAAGGTTACGGTACTATGCTGTTACTTGCCGCAATAAAAACAGCGAATGATTTAGGACTAGACTTTGAAGAAGATACACAAAGCCTAACACCTGCAATGAGCAGAATATATGACGAACTAGATGATAGTGGTATGATTTACGGTGGCCGTGGTGCATGGGCTATTAGTCCAAGCGGCGAATCGGAACTTGAAGACTTTTTAAATGAAGACCTACGTGCTTGGTTTGGCAAAGGTAAAAAAGGCGGCGCTGGCGGCGGCGGCTGGGATCGTTACAACACCAAAGGCGAACGTATTGGTAAATGTGGCGATAGCAGCAAAGGCGAAGGTAAACCAAAGTGCCTCAGTAAAAGTAAAGCTGCAAGCTTAAGAGCTAAAGGCGGCAAGAAAGCAATTGCCGCTGCGGTCAATAAAAAACGTAGACAAGATCCTAACAAGGATCGTAAAGGCAAGGCAAAGAACGTGAGCAACACCAAAGGAAAATAAAAGTGTATACGCCAGATAGTGCAGAAGATTTTGTTTGGCAAGACATAGATCCAAATCACATATGGGTAATGGATAAACTTATACTTTCACGTAAACTAAAATATATCTGTGGCCCGGTCGGACTTGATGTTCCGCACCCGGGCTTTTATATTGTGCGCCCTTGTGTTAATATGTTAGGCTTAGGGTTAGGCACACAAAAAGTCTGGCTTGATCGAGAAACAATGCATCTTCCAGTTGGGCACTTTTGGTGTGAGTTTTTTGAAGGAGCTCATTATAGTGTGGACTATTTTTCAGGAAAACAAATGTTGTGTGTACAAGGATACAAACCCGAAGATACATTTACCAGGTGGACAGATTGGCGCAGAGATAACAAAGCATTTGTGTTTCCTACTATACTAGACGAATTAGTTGAACATTATCATTGGATGAACTGTGAATTTATAGGTGGAAAGCTAATCGAAGTACATTTAAGACGCAATGAAGACTTTGACGGTAATATCAATCATTTTATCCCTGTTTGGGAAGGACAGGATACAACACCTCCTAGCGGGTATACCTATCGTGAATACCCAGATGTTCACGGACGTATAGGTGCTTGGGTTAAATAAATACGTGCATAGAAGAAGAGTTAATAAGAATGGTAGACATACAGCATTACATAGAAAAGCTTCTTGAACACGAAGCATGTAGAGCAAGTACCAATGAGCGCAATGACTATTGGAAAGAATACCAAGAGGCTAAAAAAATATGAAAATAAATGACATAGTAAATGAAGACTTGACATACAAAGGATATCGTTGTACAATAGATTGTTCAGGCCACAAAGCTGGATATGCATGGGCAGCAGCTCGTAACATACAGTCAACATCAGAATGCCCAATTGGTGCATCAAACAGTTTTACCGAAGGCTGTTACAGTTACGCACAAGGCAGATAAAGGAATACAGTATGAAAATGTTTGAAGTAATCAACGAAGATCGAGGCCCTAAAGATATAATGCCTGCTATTGCAAGAGCTATTAAGGATCTTAAAAAGATTGATCCACAAGGCGAAGTATCTAATGAAGTTATTGCCCAAGCTGCAAAACTGTCTCGTGAGGGACAAGCAGGTGTAGGCAAAGCAGCTGGATTGCTTATCAAACAATTTGATACTCGTACTAGACCAGCAAGTGCACAAAATGTATTTGATAATTTTGTTGATACTTTTTTCCCTCCGTCTTGGGATGATCCATTTAGTTCTGACAATCTCAAACGTGATAAACTTGCAGACAAATACCCTAGAAAATCACGTTACTAATATGACAACAGAATTTACTAAAATTGAATTTGATTTATATTGTGATTGGCAAACCAATCCACCTGCATATAGAGTATATGTCAATGATGAAATGTTTACTGAACGTAATTACATATGGAGCGGCCCGCAATATGTAACTGAGATGTTGCAACTCGAAGCTCCCTGCGGGCAGTACAAAATACGAATAGAAAATCTTAGTAAAGGTACTTTTAAAGTTCGTGGACTGAAATGTACTATTGGTAATGCAAACATCATTGACAACCAAACATTTGAGGTGTTAGCAGCATGAAGATTAAAGAACTATTAGAAGATGCAAGTGCAGTAGCAACCAGCTCGGGCGATGTATCGGTCGTTACTGGCACACTAGGCGCAGTTTTACGCCGCAGTACACCTATTGTAAAAAAATCTAAACGAAAATATGCCAACACAGCACGGGCTGTTAAGTATGATTAAAATGTTTCCGGCTAAACAGTATCAAGGAAAGTACTGTTTGTCACCATTTGTTATGATTGAGGTTACTCTCCAAGGCGATGTTCGAATGTGCGGTTGTAACCAATGGATGCCAACTACTATTGGAAATTTAAAAGAAAACACACTAAAAGAACTATTATCGTCTGAGCTGGCACAAAAAATTAGACAAAGTATCATTGATGGATCTTATGTTTATTGTGATGCAGATTGGTGTGCTGTAATTGCTAACAACGGGCTAAACAAGATCAAGTCAGTGCCGCCGAACATAAGAGAACTATTCAACAATCCATCAAAATTTGAAATGCCTCATCATATTAGTTTCAATGGGGACCAAACTTGTAATCTAAGTTGTCCTAGCTGCCGACGTCATATTATAAAAACTCCATTATCAAAACAAGAAGAACAGCGCAAGCTAGGCGAAACTCTTTCTAACAACTTGTTTGCTGACGCAACAGATAAAAAAATAAAAATAGAACTTGGCGGGGCAGGTGAAGTGTTTGCTAGTCCTATGTTAATGGATTTTGTAAACTCAATTGATATTGATAAATTTCCCAATGTAGAATTTGACTTTGGTACAAATGGGTTGCTGTGCGAACAAAACTGGCATCGATTCGGAAACAAAGTTAATAACATTAACAAAATAACTGTAAGTATTGATGCATCACAAGCCGACACATACGAAAAAATACGCCGCGGTGGGAAATGGCCAAAGTTACTACAAGCAATGCATTTTTTACAAAACAAGAAACATGAATTAGGTTTTAAATTACATACCAGGATGATTTTACAACAGCAAAATTATCAAGAAATAGAACCATTTTACTATTTTTGCAAGGAATTTGATGTAGACATAGTAGAATATTCCAAATTGCAAATGTGGGGCTCTTGGTCGCTTGAGGAATACAACTTCCATCATGTGTTTAGTCCTGCGCACCCTGAGTATGAACCAGCACAAATTGAACTTGCTAAAGTTAGAGATTTTTCTGATACATGGTTTGCTGGACTATAAAATAGGAGTTTTCAATGAGTCGAAAAACTTGTGCTGCATTTTTTTGCAGCAATCGAACTAATTCAAAGTATAGATACTGTTATAACTGTGCTAAACGCAAAGGGCTTGTTGGCAATAATAGTATCGGGATAGCAGGCTGGATTGTGGTTATTGTGTTATTAATAGCACTTTTTGGATAACTATCTAATAAATACAAACACAAGATAAATACTATTATAACAAACAAACAGGAAACATGATGTTAGCAGATGATCTAAAAACACTATTGGCAACTGAATACGCATTTGTAATCAAAGCACAGAACTTTCACTGGAATGTTGAAGGTCCAGACTTTGCACAGTACCATCAGTTCTTTGGAGACCTGTACAGCGAAGTATACGAAAACACAATTGATCAGACAGCTGAATATATTAGAACTCTTGACGTGTACACTCCGGGATCATTTGAAAGATTTGGAGAGCTTAGTGTTATCACTGGGCAGACAAAAATTCCACGGGCTATGCTAATGATACAAGAATTAGCCGACGACAATACTGCATTGTTGCAAATACTAACCCAAACTTTTAAATCAGCAGTAGATGAAAACAATGAAGGCATTGCTAATTTTATTGCTGAAAGATTGGACGCTCACAACAAACACGGATGGATGTTGCGTAGTTTTCTCAAAGGAAGTAGAGCATAATGAGTAATGTAGACCCAAAAGAAGTGTCAAGTTTTGCAGACCTAGTTGCTAAAATGAATCAGCTAGAAAACGGAGAACGTGTTTCTTCGTCTAAGCCACATCATCTTGAAGAAGGATTAGCAGCAAACGACATGAGTGCAATCCTTGAAAATATGTATCGTGAGACACCATTTGAAAGTGCCAAAGCCCTGCCAGCAGAGTACGACATGCCAAATCAAAGTCCAGTACTGGGCAGCGACGAGGAAAAGAACGTGTATGGTGATTACTTTGTTGGCGAAAATATTGATCCCGAAGATGTAGGCGAATACGACCAAGAAGGCGATATGGCCAAAGGCGATCTCAATAGAGCCGCGGATGCGGCACTAGAGCTTGAAAGTATTTTATCCGATGGTGACAATTTGCCTGAATGGGTACAAGCAAAGATTACCAAAGCACTGGACTATCTTGACACGGCTCGTGATTACATGAAAAATGAATTAGAAGAAGGCTACAAAGTTCTTCCGCCAATGGATAGGGAAAAGTATCAAGCTCGTAAAGGCCTCGAAGGCCCATTTAGTACACTAAGTGGCAAAGTAGTATACTACGATCCGAAAGAAGGTAGTTATTACGACCCAGACACTGATATGTATATTAGCTATGACGATTTTCAAGCATTAGACAACGATTACAGTGATATGAACGAAGGCCCTAACCCAGGTGACGAAGAGTCATGGGACGGTGTAAGCCCAGGTACTAGCCAAGTTGCCGGTGCCGGTAATTCAGGATACAAAGGCCCAGTTGCCCCCGAAGGATCAGTTGATCCTACACAGTTGTCAAAAATGACTAAAGAAGATCAAGTTAGCAAAAAACGTAGTATTATGGACTACCTTAGAGATGTTGACACAAGTGCAGTACAAGAAGTAATCAAAGAACCAGTTAAGAGCTATAAAGCTGCTAACGGTAAATCATTGAAAATCTTTGGCAACGAAGATGACGGATATAGAGTAAAGATTAACGGAAAAGAATCTAAAAGTTCATTCGGTAAACTTGCAGATGCCGTACAAGCATGCGAGTCCTTTATACAAAAGACTACGCCGCAAAATTTAGATTATATGGATGAACAATAATGCGTTTTTTAGAGTTATTTGAAGATAATACACCAGTCTCCGAAGCAGATATTCCGACTAAGTTTGAACTTAATCCAGCGCAAAGACAACTTGCAAACATCGGCCGCAAGCTAATGGATAAAGCGGCAACGACTAAAGACGATGCACTATCAACTGCACTTAGCCGAGTAGGCAATGAACTAACTTCTTACGGTGCATCATTTGGTGCTAGCAGCATTCAAGAACTAGAAAAGAGAAGCGGCGTTAGTCGTGCTAGTATTATGAAGATGATGGACTACGGCAAGAAAATGCTGGAAAAAGAAGGCGTTAGCGAAGCAGAAAGCGATGTACAGTACGATTCTGGATGGCAAGATTACAAAGGCGAAAAGAAAGACCGATTTGGCAATACTATTAAGACTAAAAATCTTGCCAAGTCTTTAGCAAAATCTGCTAAGAAAGACTTTGCTAACGACAAAGGTATTAACGAAGGCGCTATGTCACAAGACATGTGGGATAGTGTTAACCGAGGCGACAAACTTACAATTAGCTATGATTCAGCTATTAGCAAAGACAACAAGCGTACATTTACTGTTACTGCTAAGAACATTGTTGGCAAAGCCAAAATAGGTAAAATTACAATGCGCCCTGATGAAGGCAACGGGAAGTTCTTTCTATACAATCGCAATGGAAGAATTAGTCTTGCAATGGGCGACATGGCCGCAGACATGACTCGTGTGGAACTTAACTAAAATAATTCATCCTTAAAACTCCTATATAAGTAGTTGTGTAGCCTTAGGACCGCATTCTAATGGCTGCCGGCGGGACCTGCCCTGAACATTAAAGATATCGCTACCCTTAGTGTTTTGAAGTGCCATAATCTAATTTACGAGTAGGCAAACTATTCTATTGACAATCTGCAACAACTGTAATACAATAAACAAATAAACATAAGGATCATACTATGAATTTTGACAGCAATTCTAAAACTAAACTAACACAGATTATCAATGAAGGCATGCAAGTTATGAGTGAAGTTGAAGCACTCAATGCAGGACTGTCAGACACCATCAAAGCCATTGGTGAAGAACTGCAAATCAAGCCCAGTGTCTTGAAAAAAGCAATTCGCATTGCACACAAAGCCAGCTATGCTGCTGAAAAAGAAGATCAAGAACTTCTTGAAGAAATTCTAACAACAGCAGGCCGCACACTTTAACTTAACTTATATTATAATGGAATCATCATGAGTTATGTTGACGCTCTGTTCGACAGAGAAAAAGATCGCATTCATGTAGTGGAGCGGGTAGAAGGCCAGCGGATATACAAAGAGTATCCGGCTAACTATGTGTTCTATTATGAGGATCCACGAGGTAAACACAAAAGCATTTACGGCAGTCCTGTGAGTAGAGTAGGTACCCGTAACAACAAAGAGTTCCGCAAGGAACTACGCATGCATTCGGGTAAAAACATCTTTGAAAGTGATATCAATCCAGTGTTTCGCTGTTTTGAAGAGAACTACAAAGATCAAGCTGCGCCCACACTGCAAGCTGCATTTTTCGATATTGAAGTTGACTTTGATCCAGAGCGTGGTTATAGTCCGACAAATGATCCGTTTAATGCAATTACTGCTATCTCTGTATACTTACAATGGATGGAACAACTAGTTACGCTGGTTATTCCACCAAAAGGCATGAGTTGGGAAACTGCACAGGAAATATGCAACGAGTTTGAAAACACTATGTTGTTTGAACAAGAAGAAGAAATGCTGAAAGTGTTTCTTGATCTCATTGAAGATGCAGATGTGCTTAGTGGATGGAACAGCGAAGGTTATGATATTCCGTACACTGTTAATCGAGTAAATCGTATACTCAGCAAGGATGACACAAGACGTTTTTGTTTGTGGGGACAACTTCCTAAGAAACGCATGTTTGAACGGTTTGGTGCAGAGAATGTTACGTTTGATCTCATCGGCAGAGTGCACATGGACTATATGCAATTGTATCGAAAGTACACATACGAAGAGCGGCACAGCTATAGTTTGGATGCAATTGGTGAACACGAGCTAGGCGAACGTAAAACTGCATACGAAGGCACACTGGATCACTTGTACAACCAGAACTTTAAAACTTTTATCGAATACAACAGGCAAGATACATTGCTGTTGGACAAGTTGGATAAAAAACTACGCTTTCTTGCACTTGCAAATGAACTAGCACACGCAAACACAGTGCTGCTACAAACCACAATGGGTGCGGTTGCTGTTACTGAGCAAGCAATTATCAACGAAGCACACGAGCAAGGCTTAGTTGTTCCCAATCGTCGTGAGCGAGACTCAAGTGAAGATACTGCGGCAGCAGGTGCATATGTTGCTTATCCTAAAAAGGGTATCCACGAATGGATTGGTGCTATCGACATTAACAGTTTGTATCCTAGTGCTATTCGTGCACTGAATATGGGCAATGAAACAATCATTGGGCAGCTACGTCCAAATATGACTGAACGCTATATCCAGAACAAAATTGACAAAAAAAGTAGTTTTGCTATGGCCTGGGAAGGACTGTTTGGCTCGTTAGAATACACTTCGGTTATGAACAAAGAAATCGGCAGCGAAATTACAATCGATTGGGAAAATGGCGAAGAAAGTGTGCACAGCGCAGCCGAGGTTTGGAAGATTATATTTGACAGTAATCAACCTTGGATATTAAGTGCAAACGGTACTATCTTTTCATATGAAAAAGAAGGCGTTGTGCCCGGGTTGCTAGCACGTTGGTATAGAGAACGCCAGGAGATTCAAGCAAAACTTCGTGCATCAACTGATCCTGAGGAGCGTGAGTTTTTAGATAAACGTCAGTTGGTGAAGAAAATTAATCTAAATAGTCTGTATGGTGCTATTCTCAATCCAGGATGTCGATTCTTTGACAAACGTATTGGACAAAGCACTACACTAACTGGTAGGGCTATTGCACATCACATGGACAGTTTTGTAAACGAATGCATCACGGGCAAATACGATCATACTGGACAAAGTGTTATCTATGGTGATACTGACAGTGTGTACTTTAGCGCATGGCCAGTGATCAAGAAAGATGTCGAAGCCGGCAGAATGGAATGGAACAAAGAAACTTGTATCCAACTCTATGATGCTATTAGTGATCAGCTAAATGAAAGCTGGCCAGGATTTATGGAACAAGCATTTCACGTGCCACGAGAAAATGGTGCAATTATCAAAGGCGGTCGTGAGAGTGTTGCTGATCGTGGGCTATTCATTACAAAGAAACGTTATGCAATCAACATCTATGATGATGAGGGCAAACGTCTTGATGTAGAAGGCAAACAAGGCAAAATCAAAGCAATGGGATTAGATTTGAAACGCAGCGACACGCCAGTTGTAATTCAAAAGTTCTTGCTAACATTGTTAACCAGCGTACTCGGAGGTGCTGAGCGCACTGAGATTGTTGAGATGATCAAGAGCTTTAAGTATGACTTTAAAGAACGTCCTGCATGGGAAAAGGGTGCTCCCAAACGTGTTAACAACTTGACCAAGTATGCAGCAGAAGAAAAGCGTTTAGGTCGTGCAAACATGCCAGGACATGTTAGAGCAGCAATGAACTGGAACCAGATGAAAAAAATGAATGGTGACAACTATTCACAAAGTATCATCGACGGTATGAAAACTATTGTTTGCAAGTTGAAAGCCAATCCGCTTA